ATGAAAAATTTCAATAAAAAATTTACTCTTGGTTCAGATGAGTATATTAGCAGTATAATCCAAGAGATGGACATATCAAAGGGAGTAACATGTATAGTTGCATCAGTTGGTTCAGGTAAAACTACTGACTTTGTAAACAAACCAGATACATTTATTGCGGCACCTCTAATTAGTATTAAGCAATCTGAAATTGATAAAGGGGCAATGAATATATACACATGGCAAGCTATCACATTAAAGGTAATGGCAAGCGAAGATAAAACAGAATACTTAAACAAAACGTTAGTAGTAGATGAAGCACATGGTTTATATATGGATTATAACTATAAACCAACCGCAATACGTAATCTAATCAACATATTTCAATACTTCAAGTCAGTAGTGATAATGTCAGGAACATTAGATATAAATCACATTACTAGCTTTCCAATTGATCGTGCATATGGCGTCTATAAGCCTCAACAAGCGATGAAAGTACTTGATACATATACTGTCACTAAGAATGGAATGGCAGCCGTAGAAGCGTTTATACAGGCTCGTAAGGGTAATCGTAAGACACTTGTACTAATCAATGATAAAACTGTTTGTAACACTATGGCACAACGTTATGGTGAAAAGGCGTTAGTAGTGAATGCTGATGAGAAAGCAAATGATGATGTTCTTGAACTATATGCTACACGTCAAATGGGTAGTAAGTGGGATATCATTTTCGGTACTAACTCAATTCGTGAAGGATTGAGTATTGAAGATCAGTTAGATGAAGTTGATATTATTGTATATGGTCATACAGATCCAGATGTGATTGAACAGTTTAGTAATAGATTTCGTAATGTATATGGCGTGAAGCATGTCCACTACTTTATACCAAATTCAGAAGTAAGAGAACTTGAAGATTTCGATATTGAGAACTTTACGAATAGTACTATGCGATTCAGTGAAGTAATCAATGAATTCTATAGTGATTCAAATCATGATGAGCAATTCAAAGAGTATCTAAGATCACAATATCATGAAGAAGCTAAGGGAAGTCACTTACGATACAACAAGGATACTGATACATTCGTTGCTGATTTTATTTCAATTGATGCTCAGTACTATCAACATAGAAAAAATCAATTCTTATTTGATCCAGTATCATTCTCAGAAGCAATGATGAACTTTGATTTTAATGTTAATCCAAGACGCATCATTGAAGGTGATGATGAAATGGCACAAACAATTAATGACGGTAAAAGAGCAATCAAAGATCAAATGGAAGTTGAGCGTATTGAACGATTGAAGTCAATCACTGAAAGTTTCAGTAGTGGTGTTTTTCACTATAATGGTGATGAAGAATATGATTATGTAGTTGATACTATAAACAAATTAATCACTAAGGGGTTAACAAAGGAACAGATTGGTTTAGTTGTTGATGGTGTATGTGAGGATAAGAACTTCATTCGCCGTATCTGGTCAGATTATAACTATGTGGATATTGATAGTAGTATTCGTAATCAAATCCTACGTTACATTGCGGTCGAGTGTCCAAATGATGAACTTGATTTAGTCGATCTATACATTACTGCCAATCTTGCAATGAACCACACTCTAAAAGAGTTCTTTAGGGGTGATGAAGCTGAAATGCGTAAAAATAAGGAATGGTCAAAACTTGTAGAATGGCAAGGTGGACAGCTATCAGTTAAGAGAAATTGTGAAGTACGTATAGTAAACAAGTACATTACACTTGATAAACGTAAGAAGGTAAGAGTAGGTAACTCAACACCAGCAATGTTACGTTCAATCCTTGAGATTCGCAAAACTGATGTGTATTACTCATATCCAGTGAAGTATACAAACCTAAGTGGATTCACTATTGAAGCACCAGTAGTAAGTGAAGAGTTCAATGAACAGACAGACGTGAAAGTACTTGATATTCGCTCTCGCTTCATGGCTCTAATGGCAGCCTAAGCCATTTTGTTCTCACAAAAAAGATCCTATTATAAAGAAATATTATGTTTTTTGTGAGAACATTTTTATTAGTTAGTTACTTATTAGCTAACCACAACCAAAACGGAGAAGATAATGATGGAACATTTATACATCGCAAAAGTACGTAACATCCACACGGGAACTTGTTACGTAAAATTAGGTTATAGTAGTAATGTAATACAACGTATGAAACAATTAATCACACACAATATTCATTTTGAATACTCAGAGTTTCAACTATTTGAACATGAAAGTAAGTTGATTGGATACATACATGATGAACGTAGAGTACACAATCTATTTTCACGATTCAGGGCAGGGATTAGAAAAAACGTAATGCCAGATGGTAATACTGAATGCTATGATTCATTATATAGACATGACATTACTACTCAGTTGGAAAAAATTGGTTATCACTGTATCTATGATGAAGCGGTGGAAGTTATGAATCCAGTAAACATGTTTATATGGCAGTAAGCCATTTTTTTCTCACAAAAAAGATCCTATTATAAAGAAATATTATTTTTTTTGTGAGAACGTTTTTATTAGTTAATTACTTATTAGCTACAGCGACTAAAACAATGGCAGTAAAAGAGCTTAGTGAGTACTTCAATGGTGATACACAAAAGAAAGCGATAAATTCAATAAGGAATAAAATGAGATGCACTGTCAAAATAGATAATTATCAACTTAAATATAATTTAGAGCATGAATTGATTTAAGTTAACCAATGTGAATGAAATAAATTTCATGGTATGTGTATAGAAAATACAATACACATACCGAAAAGTATTGTATGTGGAAGAGTTGACAATAACAAGTAACTGTATACTATATGATTAGTATCAACACCAGTTTAACTATTCAATAGGACACACCATGACACTACAAACCAGTACTATAAAGCGTCTTCTGTTAGATGATTACAATTTCGGAATTTTTATTACTGATGAAGATGAACGTAAGAAAACATTAGGAATTAGTGTTGATGATCTGGAAAAGTTAAAAGAAACATTAAGTACTTTCATCAGCGATGTTACCGCTTACCAAATCAATGAACGGCATAACCGTGAACAAGAACTTGAGGATAAAAAGTCTGCTCTTAAGGAGCTACTCAAAAAATCTGATATTGGACTGTCATTTGAAGATCTAGGTGAACTGTTTGGACAACAGCAACAAGAGACTAAGGCGAAGACAAAGACAGTTACAGCACAGACGGCTAAATCCTATACTGTGGTCTTTCAGGGACAAGAATATAAAACTACTAATAAAGTACTTCCTGCTAGTCTTCGTAAGAACGGGGCATATGAAGCACTGTTAAAAACTAGTCCAGAGTATCAGAATGTTGAGGTGTTCCTACGTGAACACTCTAAGGATTATCGTGATGCTTTCCCACTGAATGCCCAATATAAAGGTGTAGAGTTCCATCTTAACAGCCGTGGCAAGTTGAATGCCACCGCACTGGATGTATTCAAAAAGTATCTTAAAGACCACTCAGGAGCTACCGAGCAAGACTTTAAAGCAGCAGTAGCTAAAGGTTAAGTTAACGTATAGGAGTACTTTCGAAGTACTCCTATTATATTTTCTTAATATAATCCCAAAAGTAATTACTATGTTCATCAACTTTTTTATATAGTGAATCGTACTTACCTAACAGTTTTTCAATTTTTACTTTTTCACTGATCAATTTAACTAAATCAGTTTTAGATGTATTGCTGTTAAGAATCCTATCACTCCTTTTATATTTTTGCCAAAAAGAAACAATAAACTCTATATGCTGCCTTGAATGTTGTATATATTCATCATGAGCATTTTGAATATTTTTATCCAAAGAATAACCAAACTTTCTTATTGTTTTTAATTTATCATCAACTAATGTTATTTCATTATGGAACTCTCTTAGTGAATATATAATGGCATTAACCTCACTATCAGTGAGTGGCTTGGAATATGCGTTGTTACCTAAAATATTAAGATACAATTCTAAATAGACTACACTCATCACGGCTTTATTATGTTCACTTTGAATGTATCTATTAACATTAATATAACCAAAAACAAGAGCTTCCCTTGCATAGTTATACGCACTTTCATCATTTTTTAATCTTATCCAATCCTTTGCTTTCCATGCTGCGTATAATGCTGCTGCTGCCATAAACGCATTAGCAGTACTACTCACCCAATCAGATACGCTTCCCCATTCAAATTGGTTCAATCTGAATGAATTATAAATAACTCCTAGAGCAAATGCAGATATGGGAGTTAATAGTACTACTATTGTCCAGCGAAAATACCTCATGTGTTGCCTCTTTTATAAATTATGAATTTAATAAATCACTTACTGATGTACGGAAAACTTTTTTAGATGAGTGGTAATTATCAAGGATCTCATTAAACATAGTGGCGATGTTAATAATTTTAATTGTAGAATCAATAGCTTCTCTAGTATTATATTCATGATTTCCTGGGATAGATTGAACTTTCTCTAATATTTCTTTTGTTTTTTCTACTGATGATTGAATTTTTTTTATTTCCTCTATAAAGTGACTGTCTATTTTGTAGCCTAACCCTTGTATTATTATTAGATTTGATTCTATTGATGATATCTCTCTACTAATATTATCTATTTTATTAATTTTCTTTATGTATGTTTCTTCGTCGCTTTGTGTGTGTGTAGCAACCTCTTTAAATGTATTTTCCAGCTCAAAAAGAATAGACTCTATATCTTTTATGCATTTAACTAATTCGTTAAAACTAAAATTTCTTTTTAATGGTGTTAGCCAATCTTTTGCATGAAAAGCCGCATACAAAGCCGCTCCAGCCATCACCACATTAGCAGTACTACTAACCCAATCCGCGATACTTTTCTCAAATACCAAAGCATCCAAAAAGCAGATTAGTATGATACCAAGCGAGAAGGAGATGAGATGTGTTATGTTAACGTGTCTCTTTAAAAATTCCCAGCGAAAGTACTTCATCACTTTTTACCCAATAGTTTTTCTACGTCGATGTGATAGCATTTATAGTTAGCCCATGACTCTACGCGAATATTAGAAAGATCATCCAATTCGGATAGTTTTCTAATAACGGTCATGTTTCCAGTTCTTGATATTCTAAGATTTTTTAACTTACAGAATAATTCATCATCACGGAATATTTTATATGTAGCCATAATGTAAGACCTAATGTTTATAATGCTTCAAGTACATTTCAACAAACACATCACGAGGTTCAACTTCATCACCGTGATTGGCAAAAAGCTGTTTCTTGAATTCATAGATGATTGTGATTTCGTTCTCACTCAGGGGTGAACGTCCGTCATAGTTCACGAATGAGCAGATAGACTCGCTTAGTTCTTTGATATCCATATAGTTACTCTCCATGTAGAAAAATCATGCTATCAGTAGTTTATTAGTTCAGCAATACCGATCGACATTACCTATTGATGTTACGGCTATTGATAGATTTTAATAGATAAAAACGATCGTAAATCAATTATCGATCGTTTTTATCGATCATAAACATAAGGATGTGATACCATTCAGTACCGTATCGTCTTGAAAAAAGGAAACTATTCGTGATCAAATTGTTTTTCTTCATAGTCTGCTGTGCTTTGGCTATCGTTGCTTACAGGAAAATGGCTAGGCGTCTGAGGTCTAAGGGCTGGGGGAGTTTTTCAGTACTGGTAGTTTCACTTCCGGTTAGTTTCATGGCCTTCATGATCTCTATTGGCATAACTCAGGCCGTCTTACCAGCCGATGAAACAACTGGTAGTACCGTATCGACATCAGCGGGAACAGCAGATACAACACCAGCATCAGGGAAGCCTAAGTACAAGAAAGTGACTATAGGGGGTGAGAGCCTAACCTATGACATATCAAATCCTACAGAAGTGAAATTGGTAAATCAGATTCGTGAGATGTCGCCATCATCAGCAGACTTAGGTACGGCAGTATTGATCTTTACAAAGTACGGAATATCTTTATCTGCGTGGAATAACATCATGGCAACTTCTCCATGTATCCGTGATGCCAAGTATGAAGAACAGTTAATAAAACCGCTGTATGATTCAATGACACAAGGTTATGGTCAGGAGTACCGACAATCTCGTAGTAGTAATTTCCCCAAGATATGGGATCACCCAAATTGGAGAACGATGTACTACGAGCAGTACGCAATCCCTAAAACTAAAATTGCTAATAGGATTATTTCGTGTTCTTGGGGAGAGGCACAACAATTACCAGAACATGCAGTACGTCCTAAGCCAGAACTGTACAATGAGAATCCGAATATTATAACTAACAAGTACCATCCATTTTTTCATAATCAAGGCAGTTATTGATTTTAGCGGTAAGTGTCAACACTAGGGAATATCACTACTACTGAAATAATGAGGATGATGATATGAAGAAAGTATTAATTACAGCATTACTATTAACTGTCACGATGACAGCACACGCCAATGATGCTTTCAGCAAAGCACTGGATGATCAGCTATCGGCCTGTACTAACAAGGCTGAGAACACCTTAGCGACGAATGAATGTTTCAACGCTGGCCTGAAAGCATGGGATACAGAACTTAATAAGCAGTACAAGCTACTCCTAGCCGATCAATCTGATGAGTTCAAAAATAGCTTGAAGAAATCACAGACCGCATGGATTAAGTACCGTGATTCATATATTGAAGCTATGCAGGCATTCTATAGACAACAAGATGGGACGATATGGGGTACTATCATGTCAGATGCTAAGTTACGTGTGACACGCGATAAGGCTATTGAACTGTACAAGCTACGTACCAGTACAGATCTCGAAGGTTAATATGGTTAAGTACTGGAACCGTTATAGTTCCAGTACTTTAGCATATTTTTATCATATTATTTGTTGCTAAAATTAAAGTGTGCAGCGAAGTCATTATTATCGGAATTGGCTTGTTCCAAATTACTTAATGCATGATTGAAAAATCTGATGTTTTTTTCTATATTTTCAATTATTTCAAATATACAATTATCTTTTATTGAAGGGTTTTCTGAAAAAATTAATTGAAGATCGAAATCAAGACCCTCATTAATTACTTCTGTTTTTTTATCCAATTCAAAACACCAATGACGTAAGTTTTCAATGTTTTTATTTTTAATTTTACACCCTAATCTTTTAAGTTTTTCAATACTGTCCTTAATATCAAAGGAAAGAGTTAATAATAACTTTTGGTTCGATTGAGTTAAATTAATTAAATCATGCGTGGTTTTAATTGCCAGTTTATCGTGAATATCATCATTCACGCGATTAAGAACTGTCCTTAACCTTTTTAAAGAGTGCGAATATGTTTTAATGGAATGGGAAAGTCGAGGTATTTCATTATCGATTAATTTGAATGCTATATTATATGCAGACTCATTTTTTCTTTGCTGAATCCAATCAGGTGCCTTTCTGTAAGCAGCATAAGCAACACATAATGTACCGAAAGTGCTTAAAGAACTAATCAAATCAGTAATATTTTTCTCAAATACTAAGGCATCAAGAAAACAAATCGTGATCACTCCTAGAGAGAATGCTATCAGATGAGTGATGTTTATATTTTTCTTCGCATATGACCATGCTACACAGGATTTATTTAATATTTCCATGCTGATTCCAGTACTTTGCCAGTTAAACATAGGTATTAATTTTTAACCCACATTTTTTTACTTAGATAATAGTAAAACGTTGGGTGATATTTACTAACATAATCTCCATCGCTTGAGTTATCCCTTAAGTCAATCCAGTAATCTATATGATCGTTTTTAAATTTATAATATTCAGTCCTTAATCTATCTTCATTTTCTTTTGATAAGCTAATACAAATAACATTTATATAGTTATCCGCTTCAAGAAATGATGGTAGAGCTAGTGCATGTTCTAAAGCACCACCACTTCCAGCAAGTACATAGTTAAGTAACTTTGAGTCTACATCATTCATTATAATTCTGAATTTCTTTATATTATTGTAATGCTCTTGATCTAACCAACCTTTGGCATTATATGCTGCATACAATGCAGCTCCAGCCATCACTGTGTTACAGATAAATGAACCTACATCAGCCCACGATCCTACTTCCATATGCTCTCCTGTAGTATTTCAACATAGTGACCAATGCAAGTGCTGCCATCGTCACAGCACTGATTAGAGTCTGATTTTATCTTGTGTTGATTGATAATTCCATATATAAACATGCTATAACAAAATGAAAACATCGATAGGAATATAAGATGTGGAACATAATAGAAAGGATGAATCATGGTTCACCAATACTGTACATATTATGTGCATATATTATGTTCAGATATCCATTGTCATTTATATGCATCCTAACATTTATAGCTGGTTTTGTTATTATTAATACATATAGTGAATTAATATCTGCATGGATATTTGGTGGGTTTTTCATCATAGTGTCTGGATACTTTATAATAACATTCATTCTTTATAAGATAAGAATGATGTTATAGTACGGATAATATACCATTTAAACGAAATATGAAGCCATTAGAACGTTACAGTACTTTCAAGTCCATCACACAGTCATTCAACTATAACCCCGTACAATGCGATTGAGGAGCTTTAAAAGGTACTCCTGAGCTATATTCCCGTGCGTGGTTTCGGCACCGCATGTTCTTTCACGTATGTATCGTTTTTGATCAATCCCGCCACGACATTCATCATAATTGAGAACCATTCTCATTAATGGGCACACCCCCCTATTAATAGATCTTTAATATAATGATCATAGGGTGTGCCCACAGTCATACTTAACAATGCAGTTAATAGAAGAAGATAAATAACTGAGAAGCAGTCAAGGAACGCCACAGGAGAAACACACATGGCACTCAGTTATCGATCAATTGCCACTAACTACGGCTACGACGAGTCTACCGTTCGTCAATCATGGGCAAAGAAGGGAATGCCCGATCCAAAATCCAGTACTGAACTGGAAGTACGGCAGTGGATAGTCACTAACATTTTAAATCCACTACGTGATACGGATACTCAGGAACAGATTCAACGTGAAAGGCTGCGTAAATTAACAGCAGAAGCTGAACAGGCTGAAATATCAGTACGCCAATGTATGGATGAACTTATTGAAATCACCGTAGTACAAAATGAGCTTTCATCGTATCTAAAGCGTATGCGTGATCATCTCAGGACTATCCCTAATAAAACCTATTTGGAGCTGTTTGAACAAGAAAAAGCAATAGATATAAAGAGAGTACTTCAGGAACGGATTGATGAAGTACTGAATGAATGCGGCAGATTCAACTATGAACCTCCGCAAGAGGAAAACAACAAGGAAGATGAACACACAGAAGATAAAGAGGATAATTAAGCAATCCCGCAATAGTATTCTACCCCCACAAAAGTTACTACCGAGTGAATTTGCCGAAACGCATTTAGTACTTCCAGATGGTGCCTCAGCAGGCCAAAAGATTCGACTCTATTCCTTTCAACGGGAAATGTTAGATATCATTGATGATCCACAGTACCGAAAGGTTGTATATAAAACATCAGCACAAATTGCGAAAACCACAATATTAAACTCAGCATTGTTTTACTGGATGTATACCGATTCGAGCAATATTGGTATTGCTCAGGCAACAGGTAATGAACTAAAGCAATGGAAAGCAGGAAAGATAGATAAGACTATTGAACAGGTTTCAGTACTCAATAATCTAATTACAGATAAAAATGATAAACGCTATGCCAATAACGCCAACCAGATACAATTACGTGATGGTAATTTTCTGTACTTCATGTCTCTTGGTAGTCCTAATCATCTTAGGGGAAAAACACTTAAACGGATAATCCTCGATGAAGTATCAGCGGTTGACCTTAATGATCCCGAAGGAAATCCAGTTAGATTAGCGGAACAGCGTATTACTGATTTTGGAGCAGAAGGTAAAGTACTCATATCCAGTACTCCCACTTTTTCAGGTGACGCGATTGATATAGAGTTTCAAAACTCCGATCAACGACATTTCCATGTTAACTGTCCTCATTGCCAACATGAGCATGAATTATTATTTGAAAATATCCATTTTGAATGGGAACAAATCGGTAATAGGAAACTACCCGATTCTAAAACGGCAGTACTACACTGTCCAGAATGTCATGAACCAATCACAGAAGCCCAACGAATCAGGATTGTATCTAAAGGTCGCTGGGTTAAAAACAGGCCAGAAATAACCGATACAGCGGGATTCTATATAAATCGCCTATACAGCCCTAACAGTACTATCCAAGATATCATTTCAGAGTTTCGCCTCGCATGGTACGAATATAATAACCAATCTTTTTACAATACAGTACTTGGATTGCATTACTCTGAATTACAGCAAGATCTTGAAATCATCAAACTTGAAAACCTACGTGATGATTCATTTGATATTGGAAACATACCCGATGAAGTACTTGCAATCTGCATAGGTGCTGATCAGCAGCAAGATAGGCTGGAAAGTACTGTACTCGGATTTAATGATAAAGAACTCTTCGTACTCGGACATAAGATATTTTACGGTATTAACTGTGAAGTGAAAGGTGACAAGTCATATGATCAGTTATTGGCATTCGTGAGATCAGACTTCCGTACAGTATCAGGACGCAAGGTTAAAGTACTTAAAGCATTCGTTGATTCTGGCAATGGACGAGCAACAAATACCGTCCATGCCTTTTGCCAACGTGATCCAGTACTTGAACCTATTAAGGGTTCTGGTAGTCGTACAATCCCCATGTTTCAACAATCAACAAGTAAAGGTCAGACATTCTTCAATCTTAATGTCCATGAACTGAAAACTTGGATTCGTTCACTCGTAATCAATGCCGTATCTGAAAACCCCAATGATGCACCGCTGAAAGTACTGTTCAGCCATGATCTGCCAGACGACTACTTTGAACAACTGATAAGTGAAGAGTTGAAACGTAAAGGTGATGGTTACTCGTGGAATCTAAAGAAGGGACAAAAGCGGAATGAAGCACTCGATTGTCTTGGTTATGTCCTTGCCTGTATGAAGTATTCACTCAGTAAATTAGGAGGGCAACCTTTTAAAGAATTACGCACATATGCGAGCAAACAAGAACTGAAAACGATAAATACTACAGAAACCAATACACCAACACCAGCTACGCCACTAAAACAACAAACACAATCACGGCGTAATTCAACAGGGAGATCATGGTTTGGATAAACAATTTAAACTTTATAAAGGTGAACCCTTCACCGTAAATATGCCAGCTAACAGTACTATCAGGGGAAAACCATTTAATATCAATTACACCGCAGCGGAAGAACATGAAGCAACATTTCAAACGGATGAATGGAGCGATAGTCAAGTTTTAGTACTATCAGATTCAGCAGGTCACATACTTGAAATTTATAACGTCAGCGTAATAGATCCATTTTCCAGTACTGACCAATTAACACATCTTCGAGAACTACTTAACGATATTGATGCAGTTATTGATGCCCGTATAAAGAATGATAATTCACAACTCACGATAAACAATAAGACATTGATCCGTGAATCGCTAGAAGTACTTCTAAGATTGAAATCTGATACAACTGAGAAGATAAATAAACTAAAGAAGAAGATTAAGAACACAGGCAATGAGCCATTCTTTAAATCTACTATTCATTTTAGGTTTAAATAAACAGGAACGCACATAATACAGGAGGACACAAGGAATGTGGCCTTTTCAAAACAAAAATAATAATACGCCACCACAGACAGAGCCGCATCAACCGAAAGCAAAACGAAATCGCTCATTAACACCGAATCGATTGATTCAAGATATTAATAATTCGCGTACATTTGGTGATTCGATTGTGGGTATCAGTAGTGATCGCCTGTCTTCAATGGGCGGGGCATATGGTAACTGGAACGTCAATCAAGTACTGAGACAAACGTTACCAAGTTTACGATCTGCGTGTCGCCACCTTTCAGTACAAAACCCGTTTGCAAAACGTTATGTCAGCCTATCAAGTAACCTTGTCGTGGGGGCTGATGGGATCACCGTCAGGCCAAGACCTCTTAGCCATAATGGTACAACAAATCAGGAGCTATCCGAACGTTTAGAAAAAGCATTTTATGACTGGTCAGAGAATGCGAGTGAATTTTCATTTGATGGATATTTATCCATCGATTTATTCCAGCAACTGGTAGAACGGACAAGGGCAATTGATGGTGAATGCTTCATACGGATTCACCGAGACAGGCAATCAGTGAAGTTTAGTATCATTGATTCCTCTCGTATTCCAAGTACTAAAAATGAACTACTACAGAATGGTCATTTTATCAGCAATGGCATTGAATATGATCAAGATGGTCGGGTACTTGCCTATCATATTGCTGATGTTCATCCATTGAACTACTCACTACAAGTATCGTCATGTAAGCGTCTACCAGCCGATGAGATAATCCACTACTTCATTCCTGAGTTCCCCAATCAGCAGCGGGGTATTCCTGATCTGTGTCCGTCATTGAAAGCCCTACAGGATTACAACAGCTACATAGAAGCGACATTGATCGGTAAGCGGATCAGTAGTTCAGCTATGGCTTTCATTAAAAATGACAGTGACAGTGGATTACTTGATGAGGATGAAGAACAGCAACGGGAATACTTCGAGTTTTTAGAACCTGGCAGTATCAAGGAACTGTCAAGGGGTCAATCCATAGAAACGATCAACCCAACCGCAGGTGTAGACAAGATAAGTGAATTCTCTGAAATCATCATGCAAACCATTGTGACAGGGTTAAGTGTTACCCAGCAAAATCTCACTGGTAATACTGCTAATGCTTCATTCTCGGCGGCAAAAATGTCAGATCGAATACAACGCGATGGAATGAAAACCCGTAGTAATCTCATGATCTCAAAAGTACTAAAAACCATTTATCAGGAATGGTTGAAGGTATTCATGATAAATACGCTTAAGAATTTATCGTTTAGTGATTTTGATAATATTAAGAATGCGGAATATATCTTACCGAAACAAATATCCCTTGATCCAAATAAAGATGCTCAATATGAGAAAATACTTGTTGATATGGGCGTTAAATCAAAATCCCAAGTCATTCGTGATTTAGGCCAAGATCCAATTCGTGTATTTGAAGAAATCGACTCTGAGAAGGAAAAGATAAATAAAGAAGAGAATATAACAGTACAAGGAAGTACAACAGATGGAATTGAAAAAGAAGAATCAAACGAGGGAGATAAACCTATCGAGTGATGATATTTCTAATAGGACGGTAATACTGAGTTTTAGTTCTGAAACTCCGGTTAAACGCGAAATTAATGGACAGACATACAATGAGATTCTTTTGCATGGAATGCAGAATGTAGATCTCAGTCGATTACAAAATGACGCCGCTTTACTATTCAATCATGACCTTGATTCACTTATTGGCGTGGTTGAATCCGTAAGTATTGATACGGATAAAGTCGGTCGGGCATTAGTTCGCTTCTCCGAATATGGTTTAGGTCAAGAAAAATATAATCAAGTACAGGAAGGTATACTTAATAAAGTTTCAGTAGGTTACGAAATCAATGATTATGAATTTAGAAACAATGATTTATTAATAACACGCTGGACTCCCTATGAAGTTTCATTAGTCAGTGTTCCCGCAGACGATAAAGTAGGTGTGGGGCGTAGTATTGAATCAGATGATGAAGTACTCGAATACATTAAAAACAACCCTGAATTACTAAAGAAACTGCAAGAACATGAAGAAGAGTCGGTTACTGACAATGATGTTAGTACTGAATCAGCAGAAGAAAGTAATAATCCAGATACTGATAACGAGCAAGATACCAGTACTGAACTCGAAGATATAAATAAAGAAGAAGCACGTATCCATGAAATTAATTCAATGGGGAAAGTGTTCGGCATTGAACAACGGATTGTTCAAGAAGCAATAAATAATAAAAAGAGCGTTGAGGAATTCAAACGCCAGATGACATTCAAGGAAGAAATACAAATGGAAAACTTTTCCCTACAAAATACAATTCGTTCATTAATTACTGGTGAACGTGCAGCAGGCGAATATAACAATCATGGTGTTGTTTTACCTGTTTCTGCTCTACAACGTACCAGTACATCACCATCAAGCGGTGGTACACTAATTCAAAGTACTATTCAGTACGATTCATTCATTGATGTGGTTCGTCAAAATAGCGTATTGAAAAACTTCCCTATAAAGATTTTCAGCGGATTAGAAGGTGATGGTAATCTTGAATTGCCAATGCTCTATGATGATTTTACGGCTGGTTCTGGTTTTGTTGATGAAGATACCGCAGCAGTTGATTCAAACGCACAATTCCAAAATATTGTTTTAACTCCCCGTACTTTTACTACTGGAGTCTATCTTACCCGTTTGCTACAGAAGAGTACCGAAGCAGCAGAGCGTCACTTAACTGAGACAATTATTTCTGGAAGTGCTGAGAAAATAGAACGTGCTGTATTCTCTAAAATATTAACAAATGCAATGAAAGAAACTATCAAAGTCGCAGACCTAACCTATGAACGTATCACCAAGTTGATCGGTGATATTGGTGATATGAAAGTATCCTCAGATAAACTTTCTATCGTTATGTCTCCAAGCCTAAAGGCAAAATTAAAAGCTATTCATATCACACCAGAGCAATTCCTCATTGATTCTGATAATCGTATGTTAGGTATTCCCGTTTACGAATATGTTTTTGCAGCAGCAGACCGTGATCAATTTATTATTGGTGATTTCAGTCAGGTAGTATTCGCAGAATGGTCACAATTAGCAATTGACCGTGATGATACTACCAGCCGTGCAAAAGGTGGTGTTCATCTTCGTGTATTCGCAGATATAGACTTCAATATTACTCGCCCTGAGTATTTCACTGCTGTCAAAGTGACCACGGCCTAATATGTCTGGGGCATTTAATCAAAATGATGCCCTAATATTACTGAATACGTTTGGTGAAGATTTAGTACTGGATAATAAAAAAATAAAAATAATCCACGAACAGGAAGAAGTAATTTTTGAAGATACGATAGTACAACAAAACTACTTCACGACACTAAGAGAGTCAGTAAAGGTAGGGCAGCATTTTCACATTAATAGTACTGAGTATGTCATTGAGAATATTCAGGATGACTTATCAGGACTGATTAATGTGTACTACCGGAAAACAACAGGAACGAAATTATGATGATGTATCAAATACAACAAACAATTACATCATTATTATTGTCTGAAAAGAATATAGTACTTAATAATCCATTCAAAAGACAATTACAGGATGGACAGCAGTATACGTTGTTTATTGGCGATATGATTGAAACATACACGCCAGTCAAAATGGGTAATCATATTCAGGCAGAGTTGAATATTGATATCGTCATTGTGGGTACTGATGAAGTATTGAATAACAGTACTCTGATTGATGTACTTTCAGTGATGAATTCACAAAAATTAAAAATTTCATTGATTGAAGAAAATGTAAATGCATCCAGTATTAACCATGAATCTACTGAACGTGTGATATCGGATGACAGTACTGAACTGTATGAATCAAAACGATGTGTCTTTAAATTAATCTACACATATTCACAATCTAAGATAAATAATGATGAACAAACAGGTGAGTAACGGATTACTCACTATTAATAAAAGGATTTTAAAATGGCAATGGATATTTTCGCAGGTGCGAATATTAAAGTTGAACTAGGCACAGCAGGAAGTACAGTATCAAGTACTTTTGAGATGATTCCAGAGATCGGCGTTTTTCCAACAAGTGGTTCAGAGAGCACAGTGATTACAGTAAAATCATTTAATACTACATATGACAGAAAACTATTAGGATCTCGTCAAGTTCCAGATATTACTCTGAGTGTTAGCTGGCTTCCTGATAACGCAGTACATGCGAAACTCCTACAGGCAAGTGAGAATCAGACTCGTGTACAAGTACGTATTACCTACTATGAGAATGCAACCAATACTACTGGCTATTCAGTTGTGTACAATGGATTTATTTCAAAAGATACCGTGATCGGTGATAAAGATCAAAACGTGGTGCGTGAATTTACACTGTCGGTCGATGGTAAAGCCGTAGAATCAAAAGTACTAACAGGTGAGTAATATGAATTTTCAGGAACTCATCAAAGTACTTGGTATCAAGAATCATAAATTTGAAATTGAAGGTCTCGAACTATATATTCGTTTACCAACAGTACTTGAATATGCTGAATGTGATACTCAGATTAAAACCATAATGAATTGTATCGTTAATGTTGATGGTAAAAAAGTATTCAACAGTGAAGAAGAAGTAAACCAGCTGGATTTTCAGTACTACACAAAAATCAACCAGAAGATTAATGAACTATTGATTGAAGCAATGTCAGATATGGAAAAAAAGTAAAAGGCGATCCTGTCTTACACTATGCATTAAAACAAATAAACAAAAAGGGCATGGGATATGAGGAAATCATGTCCATGCCCTTTTTGCTTTATCAGTACTTAATGGTTCTTGATGCACTTATTGAGCCATCGGGTGGTTATATTGAACAATTACGGCATGGACAAGTACTATCCGCTATATATATGGCGAGTGGTCATGTTGGTAAGAATGACTATGACAAATTCACGCCTTTAGCACTTGCTGATATGAATGGTTTGATTTCAGGGAAGACACAGGAAGAACTAATACAGGATCGCAAAAAAGAAAATCATAATAAAATAATGTCATTGTTTGACATTAAGGAAAATAGCGATGGCAAACAATAATCAATCCATGAACTTTACTATTACGGGTAACTCTCAGGGACTTGTTAATGCGTTAAATCAAGGTGGAAATGCGTTTCAACAATTTGGCAATAATGCCGGAGGTATCTTAGGCCAGCTATCGGGAAATTTTACGTCAATGACCAGCGGCGTGATGGGATTATCCGGTGGTCTTGTTGGATTCGCGGGAGCGGCGGGTTTAGTTGTTGGCGGCTTAGCAACATTGATATCAGGAAGTGCCGACTATGCCAATCAACTGAATGAGATATCACGTAATTCAGGCTTAACGGTCGAAGACCTGCAACGTCTACGCACTCTCTTTCAGGGGCTTGGTCTTGATGTTGAGAAATTTGGTGATTTGAACCGTGATGTACTCGACCACTTAGGGGATGCGTTCAGGGATGGTTCAGGACCGGCAGAAGATATGAAAGCCTATGGGCTACAGCTCAATGAATTCAATCAGTACTTGAACAAGCAAAACGGCGGTATTGAAGCATTAACTCATGCCTACTACAAACTACGTGATGCAGGTAAATCAACCGCAGAAATCACAAACATGCTTGAAACATTGGGTTCTGATGGTTCCAAACTGGTGGATGTGCTGAGGCAGTATAGCAACCAGCAGGATTTCCTTAATGCACTACAGAAACAGCATGTTGGCCTGACAAACGATAACGCCCGTGCATACCGTGATTACGAGAAAAATGTACAGGCACTTAGTGAATCATTCAGTACATGGAAGGCTAATGCGTTGGCACCTACTGTCATTGAGATCACTAAACTATTCGACCTTTTGAACAAGGACTGGACGGGTTCAGATTTCAGCGAAATGTTACGCCAGTTTTGGTATGGCGGTGATACCGCTATCGCCAAGTTATTCCGAAAGTTAGATGGTGTTCAGGAATTGGGGTACTCAATTGATGTGACAACCCGATTAGATAATCAGGCTAAGGATTTACTCGATTTCGTTAATAATAATACTAAAAAGCCAGAAGTAACACCAAAGGGTGGATGGGTTAATCAGGAGCAGGAACGAGCAAAGGCAGAAGCCGCAGCCAAGAAAGCCGCAGCAGAGGCCGAACGCCTTAAGCTGAAACAGCTACAGGCACAGCGGGAAATACAGAATCAGATGTCACAGATTGGCATCAGTGATTCAGCCGTCCGTATCCAGCGTTTCAATTACCAGTACGATGAAATGGAGCGTAAGTTAAAAGAGAACGCCAAAATAACAGGGTTAACCGAACAGGAAACGACTGAATTATTGACCAAGCAGTATGCAGCACGTAGTCAGGCATATAAGCAAATGGTTGATGAAATGATCAAGGAAACCGACCCAGAGAAACTACAGAAAAATCTGGCTGCGATTGGGGATAATCTCAGTACTGAACAGCGTGCAGATCTCTTAAAGAATATGAATAAGAACGCTGGCATTGATCGGGATGATAGTAATCCGTTTGATACGCGTGGCATGGGACTTGATTTAGATGCATTACAGGAACAGTACAATAACGAGTTAATACTTAATAATCAGTTACTGGCGAATAAGACATTAAGCCTTGAGCAGTACCTTGAACGTAAGAAACAGCTTGAGGACAAATATAATCAAGACAGTATGGATCTGATGGTTAATCAGACCAACGCTCAACTTTCCATGATGGGAGGAATGGCGAACTCATTAGGTACGATTCTGTCAGGTGCCTTTGATAAACAGTCTGGTGCTGCGAAAGCCGCATTTGCTGTCAGCAAGGGATTAGCGATAGCAGAATCCATGATAGCGATACAGCAGTCAGTAGCAAAAGCAATGGCTCTTGGCTGGCCTATGGGGATCGCGGCAGGTGCTCAGGCATTGGCACAAGGTGCCAGTATTATCAGTACTATCAAAGGCACTACGGTAGGTCAGGCACATGATGGTATCGACAATGTACCCAATACGGGAACATGGAACCTTGAAAAAGGGGAACGTGTTGTTGGTGCGGCTTTGAACCAAGACTTATCACGATTCTTGAAGTCTTCGGATAATAGCAGTACTGGAAATATTGAAATTAACGCACCGTTGATTGTTCAAGGTTCTGGTCAGCTTACCGATGCTGAATTCAATCGGATGTTATATAAACACCGTGACTCGTTGACACAGGCATTACGCCAAAGCCAACAAAGAAATACTTGATGGTTGAGAACCATTCTCATCAATGGGCACACCCCCCTATTAATAGATCTTTAAAATAATGATCATAGGGTGTGCCCACTAATCATACTCAAAATGCAGTTAATAGAACTGTGGGGGCAATGGGCAGTACTGAAATCCATTTCACACAACACACACCACATCCAGAATTCCAGTACTACCCCCATAAATACTACATGATAATAATAACTATAAGGAAGTTATGTTATGGACAATTTTTTAATCAGTAGTTTTGTACTGTCTGATAATCAACCCATGTATAAAAATCAGGCCAATTCAGGCCGTTTGATTCAACGTTCAACGGGAATTCAGTACTTTGATATTAGTTTTCAGGTAAGTTTAAATATTGAAGATAGATTGAAGTTTCAACAATGGATTGCAGAGTATAGTCAGGGGAAACCGTTTGAAATGTCTCTTGGGTGGTATTCAATGTATAACGGCATCCAGAAAGACACAGTAACAGTACTGAACGCCGCCAATAAGAATACCTATAAAATAACCTGCGATTCCGATCTTGAAGTGGGTACATTGATTCAGTTCTCAGGCCATAAGAAAATTTACCGAATCATTGCTAATGATGGTGAAAATCTATCGATATTCCCTAACCTACGGCAATCAGTACAGGAAAATGAAACAATAAAGTACAACGATATTAAAGGTACTTTCATTCTGAATATCGATAAAAACCAATATCAGTACAAATCGGAAAAGGTATTGCAACAGACTTTTACAGCAGTAGAGGACATTACAGCATGATAATCGATGAATCACTACTCACCAACACGGACTTACTGGAGTACTGGAATCTTACCAGAGGACACAATAAAACCCACCTTACGGAACAAGAAATCTGTTCAATGGGAATTGTTGTTAAATGTGTTGATGTTATACCTGTTACCAGTCCTGCATTTTTTCTAACGGATGCTTATGTAGATATTGAGGCCAATGGTGTGACATATATGTCCAGTCCTGATTTCCTTGATTCAAGTTTCAGCACTGTAACAGAGAAGAAAGACATCAATAATAACGGTACGTCATTCAAAGTATCGAACGTGCAGCAATCATACCTCTCAATGGCTCTAAATGGCGTTTTGAACAATGCAAAGGTTCACATATACATGAGCATTCTTAACCCCGCCAATGGTCTGGTAATGTCACACATACGCTATTTTACGGGGTATATCGATGGGTTTAGTACTGATATTAATCCACTTGAGGGTAAGAATGAACTAACTATCAATATTAACAGTACATGGAAAAAGTTAGATCAGACACAGCGAGTACTATCCAGTACTTCAGTACATCAATCGGTTCATAAAGGGGATAAGTTCTTTGATCTTATCGGTGTGGTACAAAGCAGTCAGATATGGAAATCCTAAAATATATTCAAAGTCTACTCAATCAGGAATTACTCTACGGTATTAACGATTGTCATATCCTTGCCCTCACAATAATCGATATCAAGTTAGGAACAGCATATAGGGATATCTATTACGGGAAATATGATAGCCCTAAATCCGGTTGGTTATATTCAAAGAATACCGCACACCCAACATTACGCGATCTACTAAATACTGTAGGGATTAAACACGCTATTCCAAGTAATGGATGCATATTACTTACGGGTAATCATGCCAGTACTTATTGGAATGGGAAGGTTTTAGTACTCAATAATAACAAATACGAATTAGCACATTTCTGTTCATTGGGTGAATGGGAGATTTATTATATAGGGAAATAAAGTATGGCAGTAGCAGCAGCAGTAGGGGCTATTATCGCTGGTTTGAGTGCCGCAGGAGCCGCCTACGCAGCATCATTAACAATGGGATGGATTATTGCGGCAGGTGTAGCCGCCGCAGCAGCCTCTTATCTTGCCTCTTCAATGATGATGAAAGTAGGAGACTTAGGTAATACACAGTACTCAAGCACATCAAGCCAATCATCACGTTCAACATCGCCAAGTACGGGGATACCGATTGTATATGGTGGGGAACATGATGCATTGATTAAGACAGGTTCAATTATTGCGTGGCAGAATGTTCAAAATGATCAGAGTAATTATCTCTGTACTGTCCACTGTATCAGTATTGGTGAGGTCGATAACTTCATCAATCAGTTGTACTTTGACAATGTGGCAGTACTTGGAACGCCAATTACACAGGAAGGAATTGTTCCTTCCGGTTACATCAGAGAACGTTTTAGGCCATATCTACAACTGGAAGTACGCTTTGGCGGCAAGCAATATGATGATTCAATGTCACTTGCAAAACAGTACGGCGGAAGTCGCTGGACTGATGAAATGCGAGGCGATGGACTTGTTACTATCACTTCTGTCATTCGCAAGACACAAGACAGTCAAATTGATGGCATTTTGGTTAATTATAATTATGCTCTCGCCGTTGAAATGCGTGGTCGTAAGATTAATGATGTTCTGACTAATACGATTAAAACGTCTTCAAATCCTGTATCAATCCTCACCGATTATATTACGGATAATTACTTCGGCTTAGGCATTGATCCAGCAGATATTGATACAGACAGTTTCCGAATAGCAGCACAGTACTGTGAGAATAATCAATTAAGATGCAATGGTACTATCAGTTATGATAAATCATTTAAGCGTAATATAGAGTCGATCTTACAGACATTTGGTGGCGTACTCTATCAGTCTGGAAGTAAATTTAAGATTGCTCTGGATGTTGCCGATTTGCCTGTCGCATCTTTCAATGAAGATAATATCATTGGATCAGTACAACTAAATTCAGGAAGCCAAAACGATTATTACAACTGTATTGATGCATCCTATACCAATCCTAAAAATGATTATGCCAATGATGTTATTCGTTTTCCAAGTGACATTATGGAATCGGGTATTCTTGTTAAAGACGGGACTATCAAAAAGAAAGATGAAGACTATCTATTAGTTCAAGATAAAGGACAATTAGCCAAATTAGTCAATCCAGAAATTTTAAAATCCAAATACGTTAACAGTACTATCCAGTTTAACACCTATGATGCATTGAATGTTTCAGTATGGGACGTTATCACTGTCACCTATGATGAATTAGGCTATGTTGGTAAGAAATTTAGAGTAGCAAGTAAAACACTACCATTCTCCGCAGAACAAATTGGCCTATGCCAATTATCATGTGTTGAGTACTATGATGAAATCTATGAAGGTACTGACACTGGTATATTCCCACAGGATGGATTTAAAACTAATCTACCTGATGCAAGTACGGTAATCGCTCCTGCCAATATTCAAGTAGTTAAAAAAGGCACTTCATCGAATGGGAGTATTGTTACTGTCACATGGGATCATAGTACTGATCATAATCTTGCTGGATACTATGTAAAATATCGTGAAAGTCCCTCAAGTAGCTGGATTGAAATTGGTTCAGTAAACAAATACACCTCATCGTTTGAAATATCATTACCAACAAATCGTGCTTATCAATTTTCCGTACAGGCATATAATAATTTAGGTTATGTTTCAGAACTAATCAGGACTGGAAATATCACACCCGAATACAATTTTAGCCTTCCATCAATTACAGGATTGAGGTTATTAAACTCAACAACCAGTACTTTGATTACAGATGCACAGGATTTTCGTTTTCAATGGGATGATCAAAGTCATTTGGTTGTGAATGGTAAAAAATTCAATGACTACTTCAGATACTACGAAGTCAGATTATACAATGGCAGTACTTATATTAGATCATTTAATGTTACATCAACGAGTTTTGATTTAACTCATGATTTGAATACAGTCGGACGCAAACCCACTATTGGAATTATTGCTCATGGATTTAATACAGGAACCTATTCCGCAGAAGTTAAAGTTACTGTAGAGAATAAACAACATGCCATACCATCAAATGTATCTGTGAAAGGTGGTTTTGGTAGCCTATACGTTTCATGGACTAAGAGTACTGAAAAAGATTACGCTGGCACACAGATTGCTATTGTTGATAGCACGAATAAAAGCACCGTAACGAATACTATTGAAAGCGAATTTACAAGTATTAATCTCGATGATGGTACATATAAAATCCGAGTGGGACATTATGATGTATTTGGTACTGATAATATTATATATAGTCCAGAACAGGATATAACTCTTCAAAGTGAATATAACTTCACACCAGAAGATATTGGAAACATAAAGGACTTATTAGATTTAACTGATGAAATTAATGAAGCAGTAAAAGATGCCAATGATTATACAGATCAGCAAATAGCAGAAGCAAATAAAGATATTGATAATGTTAAAGTACAGATTCAAGATGCTAAAGACTATACAGATCAACAGATGCAGGAAGCAATTGATCTGGCAAATAGTAATGCTGCTACAGTAGTTCAACAATCTAAAACTGAAATAACAAATGAAACAAATACAAAGATTAGTGCAAGTGAAACTAAGTTAACAACTCAATTTACAAATGCAGATACAGCACTCAATCAACGTATTGATACAGTACAGTCAAGTACTGGTAGTAATACTGCTGCCATTAATGCTTTAACTAAAACAGTTACTGATAATAATTCAGCAACAACAATTCGAATTAATACAATTGAAAGTTCCGTTGGTACAACTAATACTAAACTAACTAATCTTGAAACGGCAGTAAGTACACAGAATACAGCAAATTCCACAAGGTTTAATAATGTTGAAACGAAAGTGGGAAATAATACCACATCAATTAGTAATCTAACAAATACTGTAAGTGATAATCAAAGTGCTACTGCACAACAAATTAACAATCTAAGTTCCTCTATTAATCAGAAAGGTGACAATCTTATCATTAATGGTAATTTTGATAATGGTATGAATAACTGGATTCCTTTTGGTAATGTTGATTATAGTGCTACAGGTGGGGAAAGTGGTACACCTGGAATATTGCTAACTAAAAATTCAAGTACTAATCCAGCAATAACTGCTAATAATGATAAATTTACAAGTATTAAAACTTCAACTGGTCAACGAATCATTAGAATTGCGGTTCGTGCTAAGGGTATTTCTGGGGTATGTAATCTTTTATTTCGACTTTTTAGACGTGGCAGTGATGGTGGGACGGCTTATAATGATTCACCAGCTATGATTTTCTCAACATCTGGATTTGAAACCAAGTACTTTGATTTTGTTATAAGTAATCCACTTGTTCGTCCTGTTATATATTGTTGGAATCAAAATGCTTCAGTAGTTATATCAGAAGTGAGTATGTATGATGTTACTGATGAATTAGAACTAGATACTGTTAATGCAAATATAACTAATCTTCAGAGTACAGTGGCTAATAATCAAACGTCTACAGCACAACAAATTAGTTCACTAGATACTAAGTTTACAGGACAAATCAATACTACCAATAGTAACGTTACTAACCTTACTAAGGTGGTTAGTGATAATAATACTGCTCAAACAACAAGAGTTAATTCATTAGATACTAAGTTCACAGGTCAGATTAACACTACCAATAGTAATGTAACTAACCTAAGCAATGCGGTAAGTACTCAAAATTCAGCAAATGCTAATCAATTTACCTTAATTAACTCCACATTGAATAGTGACGTTACTAACCTGTTTTATAATCCAAATGCTCTTGGTTCATTATCAAGTGGGTTCTCTTCAGGTGGAGCGACAATCGTTAGCTCAACAACAGCACATACCAGTACTGTGTATAAGCTTGCGGCAAGGGATAATTTAGGTACTAAAACCCTTCAGGTAACACCTAACGATGTTTATAACTTTAGCATGTATTGCCAAACAGACGATACAACAGCACCAAATATAACTATTGGTATGCGGTTCATTGATAAAGCTGGGGCGACAGTTTCATGGGCTGGTGCAGTTAGACGAGGTGTTAATGGAACATGGGCGAAGATTGAAGGGCAGATAACAGTACCCGCAAAGGCAGTGACAGCCTTAATATGGATTCAACTTGATAAAGCCAATACTGATACTACTAAGTACTGGTACGTTACTGGCATATCCGTATCGAATGCGAATATCTATACGAAGGTTAATGCACAAATTAGTACTTTGAATACTGCGATGACAGCGGCAGATCAAGCAAATGCTACTGCCATCAATCAAGTACAGACTAATTTGAATAATAATACTGCTACAGTTAATACGAAAATTGACACATCAATTAATACATTAACTAATAATATTAATAGTACATATTCATTAACTGCTCAATCAAATGGTGTAGTTAGTGGTATTAAATTAGTGGCTAACTCTGGTGCTAGTACTAATAGTGCTATCTACTTTGTTGCAGATAAGTTTGTTGTTTCTCCTGCTGCCAGTACTGCTAATGCAAAAAGTCCATTCACAATAGATGGTGGAGTTGTATATCTAAATAATGCGATGATTAAAAATGCTTCCATAGGGACAGCACTTATTGCCGACGCAAGTATATCTAATGCCAAGATTGTTAATGGAAGTATAAATACAACTAAGATACAAGATGGTTCAATTACAAATGCCAAGATAGCTAATTTGAGTGTTACAGAGGGGAAAATATCAAATGCATCTATTACATCAGCAAAAATAAGCCAGCAAATACAAAGCGATAATTATATTTCTGGTTCTTCTGGATGGATGATAAACAAAAATGGTAATAGTCAATTCAACAATGTTACAGTAAGAGGAACTGTCTATGCTACTGATGGTGAATTTAGCGGTACGATTTACGCGAATAGACTTATTGGTGATATCAGTAATATACACCCATGTCCAGCACGTAGTTTTTCTGCTGGCACCCAGACATACACTATATATTTCACAGGTGGTTTATCTTATCCAGTTTATATAAATATCCCATGTATTATTATTAATGCACAAACAGCACAAATACCTGGGGCTGGTAATGTTACCGTTTCGTGTAATATAAATGGTAATAACGCATTTTCTCAACAGGTATCAATACGAAGTATGACGGGTCAAGATGGGAGACAACAAATGGTATTTGGTGGGGGAGCACTAATAGGAGCGGGAGAATCAAATATACCAATAGTCATTTCATATTCAACGATAGGAACATCTGGCAATGTTAATATTAGTGTTCTACCCCACAATATAATAGTTTCTAAATATGATAGTGTTAGTTTTCATTCATAAATACATATAGTAAATAATAAGAATAAAGGGACTGACAATGGATGTCACAATAGCAATTATATTGTGTGTCGTTGGTGTACTTGGTTTTTTCTGGACATTATATAGGGATAAGAAGCGTGACGGTGAAACACTCACTGATCGTGTGATTAAACTTGAGTCTGAAACTGCTCTTGTTAAGCAAAGTATCAGTACTTTGAAAACTGAACAAGAGGCACTAAAAGATAACCTTGAAAAACTCGAAGAACAACTAACACAAATTAATCAGAATATCGTAAGAATTTTGACAATACTCGATAAGTAACAGGTGGCCTCATTGCAGGCCACTTTTTTTGTCTCTCCATAAATAGATGTATAGAAATCATTATGGAGAAAATACAAATGGATTTGTATGGAAAATTAAAACAGTATGAAGGTACTAAAGCCTATCAAACAAAGTTGGGATATTACAGAGATAATAAATTCAGAATATATAAAGATCATCTTGGCTATGAAACTATCGGGTATGGTCATTTACTCATTGGGGATGAAAAACAGACATTCAAGAATGGCATAACAGAGGTTGAAGCAGATTTATTACTTCATGCTGATATCCAGCGGGCAAAGCAAGATGTTAAAAAGTTGAACATTAAGGTTCCAGTTGATTCACGTTGGAATGATTTTCTTGTGATGATGGTATTTCAATTAGGTTTAACCAAAACACGAGGATTTAAGAAATTCCTTGCTGCGTTAAGTACTGGAAACTACGCAACAGCAATTATCGAAGTTAAAGACAGTCTTTGGTACAGACAAACACCTCAGCGTGTTGATGATATGATCGCCTATGTTGTCAGGGGGTGATTCATGGACTGGATAATGTATAACCCTCAAGACTGGTCATTGGATGATGTACCGGAATATGCCGCCTTTGTCTATCTAATAGAGTTCCCTGATTCTGGTGAGTACTACATTGGTGTGAAACAAACATATCAGAAACTAAAGCATATCAATCAACGTAAGTCTGATACGAAGGAAAGTAATTGGTCTGTATATAATTCAAGCTCAAAGACAGTAAAACAGTACATTGAAGATGGTGAATATCATACCAAGAGAATTCTATGGTGTTTCCCCACAGTACAGGAAGCGGCGTTGGTTGAAACTGCGTTAATCAGTATCTTCGGCTCAGATAGTCAATGTCTCAATAAGGCAATTATGACTAAAACTCGTTTGATTAAGAATAATCGCAGTACTACGAAGATAATTCAGGAGATACTTTCATGGCTAATATAAATAGCAATTGGAATGTTAATCCCCAAAATGTTGCTAATCAATTAAACCGGAATGGTCAACAATGGGGTAAGCAGTTTAATAGTGAATTAACTCGTAGATCTAAAGCTATATCAGAAAAGATACAGAATGATATCAGTACTAAGGCAAAAGGTGGTGCCGTTGGTTTCACGCAGAAAGCGATTAGATTTACGTCTAATAATAGTCGTTCATCAAATACCGTTTATAACAACATCACAGTACAGCGAAATCAGGCGAAGTACTTACGATTTGTATTGGGTAGTAGTGAAAGAACTGGCGAGAAAATTATTCCTACTGCTAATGCAAAACTGACAAAGGAAGGGAACATACAGGGATTACGCCCAAGATTGAAATCGGGACGTTATAAGACCGTTGAGAAGAGTGGACGCAAATACATCATTGATACTAAAACTCCGAAACGTAAATCACGTACAGAACGGGTTATTGGTGTCATTGCCGCTCGTAAGAGAAAACAACTGTTCGATTTTTACAAACAAAGCAGCAAGTACGCAACACAGGAATTCAACAACATGAAAGGGAGTTTTACGTTTAGATGGAACTAAATGAATACATCAATCAGTTCCCATGCTACCCGCATGAAGAACTACAAAATCAGCAATTACACGGGGTAGTACCGTGTTCAACGACATATCCCTACGACAAGGTTTATGCAACTCACAAACTCATTAAGAAGAAAGTTCTGAAAGATGCTGGCGATCTACTGGCTATCAGTTTTCTTAAAGGGTCAGAGCCACGCTTAGAAGTAGGTGAAAAGACACAATGGGAGATATCGGGAATTGTTCATGACGTTCAAGTACTCATGTCCTTCCCATTACAACATAAAGGATATCGGGCGTGGTGTTACATCGTCCAACAAATGGAGGCAGTAAATGTTATGGATAACGACGATCATTGATTTGGTTAAAAGTGGCGTGGGGTACTTTACCAAGAGATCTCAAAGCAAAGATGAGCTACAGGCACAGAACAGTCATGAGCAGAATCAGATCACCCTTGAAGAAACACGTAAGGGCTTCACATGGCGTCAGGGGCTAGGTTGGGTACTTACTTTCATTGTTCTCTGGAACTACGTCATGGTGCCATTGTTGGCATTGATGGGCGTTGTTCTACCAGTGTTGCCTTTGGATGAAGTATGGAAAGTGTTGTTAGTACTGATTGGTAGTTAATGTTTAACCTATATGGTTGTTACTAATATAAATTTTTAACTTTATTTTAGCATTGATAAGCATCATCAGCTCAATCAGCGTAAATCCTTGTTGTTTTGTCAT